CACCGGCACCGGCTACGGCTACGGCTTTAACAAATGTACTTGTAGTAACTGTACCGGCACCGGCACCGGCACCAACGGCTACGGCTTTTTCGATTGTACTTGTAGTAACTGTACCGGCACCGGCACCGGCACCAACGGCTACGGCTTTTTCCAGTGTACTTGTAGTAACTGTACCGGCACCGGCACCGGCACCGGCACCAACGGCACCGGCACCGGCTTTAGGAACTGTACTTGTAGTAACTGTACCGGCACCGGCACCGGCACCAACGGCTACGGCTTTAGGAACTGTAAACACTGTTCTTCTTGCCGTGCTGGAGATACTGCAAGCACTACGGCAACTTGGAGCGGTACAAATACATACATAGACAGTGATTCTTGTGATTATGTAGTAGCATAAAACAGGGGGTAAAATATGTTAAATAAAGAAATAGCAGACATTGCATTTAAGCAGGATAGAGAGCGATTTTTCAAGGAAGCAGATAAATATGAGATGATTTCATATTTATCCGAAAGTCTTTCTGATGAACAAAAAAAAGAGTTGGAGCAGGCAAAAACTGACTGGCGAAATATGACAGATTTGCCGGATTACCCAGACATTGATTTTCCGCTTGCTATTCCTTCTTTTATGAAAGTCAAAACTTTTTCAACGCATAAAAAAGGTGAAGATGTGGAAGAGCAGCCGGAAGTTTCTGTAACTACTGAAACTGCTCCAAAAAAGAAAAAGATTGCAGACCCTGATTTTCCAGGCGAGTTTATTCTTGTAGATGATATTGAATAATTAAAAAATGTAGTCGATTTTTGTCGGCTACATATTGAATAAACCATAAGTCCGATATATACTTATGGTTAGGGAGATTTGCTATGGCAAACACAAAAACAGCTTACCGTTGGAATGTAAACGGATGGTTTTTCAAAACGATTGAGGTGGCAGAGGATCCAGACTTTCCTGGAGAATACACTCTTCCAACTAGAAGTACTTGGGAAGTTCCGCCAGAAGATACGGAAACACAGTGGCCAAAAATCAACACGTCTACTTTGACTTGGGAACTTACAGATTTTTCTATGGCTGACAGGCTTGCAGAAGGTCTTATTACTCAAGAAGAGTATGATACTTGGTACGCCCAAAAAGACGGACAGTTCCTTTCTGTTTTGAAAAACAGGGCTGATAGCGACGCTAATAACATCGCTTTAATTTCAGATGTAGAAAAGGAAGCTTTGTATCGAGCAAATGCAGACAGTTTGATTAACGCAAATATTAAAAGTGCGCTTGAAAGTATTCAAAGTCTTTCTGAATCTTTGGCTGTAAACAGCAACGCTGACAGCGAAAACAAAACTGCTCTGGAACAGGCGATTTCCGCATTACAGCAGACTACACAGGCTTTACAGACCGCGGTAAGCAGCAAGGCAGATGCAGGACATACTCATTCAGTAGTTGCCGCTGCCAATAAACTAGCAAACGCTCGTAAAATTGGCAATGCTTCTTTTGATGGTTCGGCTGACATTTCACTTGCTCAAATGGGTGTAGAAACACTTGTTAGTTCTGCTGTTGCAAATGCAGGGAATATCACCGTTGAAGAGTCCGGCAATGCCACAAACAGGCAGCTTATTATTCGTGATACAAAAAACAAAATTGGTTTTCTTTTTGCTTCTTATCACGGCAGCGGTTATGCAGGAGCTTACGGTCCAGATACTCCGTCTGATTTTGATACAATTTATCACGTTGTGGGTTCTGCCGATGCAACAGACACAAAGGTTGTAATGGATTCCGATATGAATTCTGCTTATATTTACAGTGCTTCAAACTTCAAAAATGCAACTATGTTTTTTGCAGCACGCTTGAAATAAAAAAAGGCGGTGGCGGATATGGAAATAAACGATACAGCAATTTTACAGGAAATACTCTCGTTATCGAAAGAATCTGCGGCCGCTGACGCAAAAATCACAGAAGAACTTTCATCTGTAAAAGAAAATATTTCACAGATGAAAAATCGTATGGATAAGCAGGATATTCTTCTTGAACATCTTGCAACTCAAGTTAATGAACAGAAAAGGCTTACAGAAGAAGTTTCTAAATTAAAGGAGTTGGTCAAAAGTCAACAAGATGAAATTAGAAACATAAAAGAAATGCCCGCTCAAAAAGCACTTGAAACTCAAAAGCGTGTTACGAATAAGTTTTTTGATGGTTTTTTGAATGTGGTTGTTTCGGCTGTTACTTCTACTGTTATTGCTATTTTGGCTAAGTTTTTTATTTTTAAATAATAAAGGGGTAGGAAAAATGGATGTTATGAATTATCTTCAATCGTCAATTGTTGCAGCAATTACTTCGGTTGGTATTGTGCAATTTTTGAAAAATTGGATACCGGAAAGTTTTCCAAAAAAACTTTACACGGTTGTTTTTGCAGTTGTTGTTTGTGGTGCAACTATAGTTTCGTCTTATCTTCCAGAAAGTGTTTCCGATGTACTGCTAACTCTTTCAGTGGGGCAGCTCGGATACGAGAACATTATTCAGCTTGTGAATAAGGTTATAGGCAAAATATCGGATAAAAATGAATGAAAAAATTAAAAACTTTTTTGCTTGTATTGGTGGCATTTTCTCTGCTGCGCTTGCCGTGCTGGTCGGAATCTTCATCGGAAAAAGAAGCAGAGGAAATAACGTGGACAATGGAAGAGTTTCAATTCTTGAAGAACAGCGTGGGGAATTTGCAAACAATAGACGAACAGAAAGACAAATATATTCTGACCTTGGAGAACTCTTTGCAACAATCGAACAGCGAAACGCTGAAAAAAATGATATTGATAGGAACAATTAGTTTTTCTTTAGGTGTTGAAGTTGGTGCTCTTGCTGTTTGTCTTGTTTATCTTACAAACTGAAAGGGTGATGAAAAATGAAAATCCGAGATTACAGAAAAAAAATTCCATTTACAAATTATTCTAAAGGTAGGTGTTATTGGACGCCTGGTCTTATAACTTTACATACAACAGAAGGAAGTTATGAAGGTGCTTGCAGTTGGTTCTGTAATTCAGCGAGTGGAGTTTCTGCTCATTTTGTCGTTGGACTTAGTGGGGAAATTACGCAGTGTGTGGATCTTGCAGATACGGCTTATGTGAATGGAACATCATTCAGTTCTGATGATAACCGATACTACGGAAAAGCAACAAATCCGATTGTAAAACAGAGAAACGCAAATGCAAATTCTTATACAGTCGGAATTGAAATTGCTGGATTTTATGACGAAAAAACAAAACAATGTTCAATGACAGACGCACAAAAAAATACTGTTATTGAATTGATTGATTATATAATTACAGAAGTCAAAAAAAAATATGGCAACTCAATTCCAGTTGACCGTACAAGAATATGCGGGCATTATGAAGTAAATCCGGTTACAAAGCCTAATTGTGGTCGTGGTTTCCCTTATGAAGAAATCATTAAGGGTGTGTTAAATCTTAGGAAAAGATAATGCGGTATAGTTTTTTCGCTTATCAATACTCCAAATTTAGGAGCAGGTAGAAATATCTGCTCCTTTTTTTATTGACAAAAAAAACAAACTACCGTACATTGTAGTTAACTTTATTGCCCAGCCGCCGGGTTATAGGCGGCAAGGGTGTTTTATGGGAAATATTTATGGAGCTTTTTTTGATTGCCACGTTGTGCGAGCGTGTGAAGTCAAGTATACGACAGAGGGTGTTGCAATAGGAAATTTCTCTATTGCAGTGAATGATTCTGTCAAAAAAAATGGTGAATGGATTGAGATTTCGTCTTTTTTTGAATGTGTTGCTTATGGAAAAAAGGCTGAAACCTTGAAGTCTTATGTTACTTCTGGTCAGCGTATGTTCTTTAATATGCGACCAAAACAGGAACGCTGGGTAGACAAGGAAGGGAAAAAGCGATCAAGAGTTGTTTTTATTGTTGATGATTTTTCTTTTGGTGAAAAACCTCGTGGAGTACAGCAAGGACAAAATGTGCCACAACAATATCAGCAGCAAAGTTATAATCCTGCTCCACAATCTCAATCGCAACAGAATTACGGTGAGGAACAGATTTTTGATAAAGGCGAAAACTACATTTTCTAAGGAATAATTATGGCAGATGAAGAAGTTATGGCGGCTATTGAAGCCGTAAAAAAAACATTGAAACCGATTAAAAAAACAAGGGTTTCGGTTGACGGATATAAATACATTACTCTTGATGATGTTCTGGAAGCATTGAAAAGGGTGCTTCCAAAGCACAAACTTAGTTATGTTCAGTATTTAGACGTTGTGAACGGTCAAAATGCCCTGGTTACTGTTGTGTATCATACTTTAACGGGACAGCGTATAACTTCTACTTCTCTTATTCCAGGTATTAAAGACGATTTTCTGTCTACTATGCAGTCGGTTGGATCTAATATTACTTATATGCGACGTTATGCACTTTGTACGATTTTCGGTATTGTTTCTGATGATGATACTGACGGTCAAAGTGGAAACAGCGGATACTCTCAAAAAGATAAAAACTTGATTGAGCAACGGTGTAAAGAACGACAACTTTCTGCTGAAAGTATTAAAAAGGTTAAGGAAATGACAAGTATGAATGTTAGTGTCGAGAATATTTTGAGAAAAATTGATTCTATGAAATAAGATTAAGGCGGTTTTTACCGCCTTTTTTTGTCGAAAAATGTAAAAAAAAATTCCGGCACTATTGACAATTATAATATATTACAGTACATTATAGATAACAAAGAATAAAGCCCATCTACAGGGCGATATGTAGAAAGGAAAATAATATGGAAATTAAAATTATTCCAGCCGATGAAACAAAAATCAGAGAACTTGAAAATGGTTCTGCTTTCACTTGGGAAGGATTGAGCGGTCTTGAAAATGACAAGGAAGTTATTTTGGACGGCTTCAAAAAAGCAGGTGTCTTAGGTGATGTAAAAACTTTTGAATTCTACACTTGGAAAGGCAAGTTGATGAATCAGATTTATCAGCTCAAAGGTTCAAACGCTTATCCAGAAGATTTGACCTTTGTTTCAATTCCATTGAATATGTTTAAGAATATTGGAAAACTTGCTATTTTGAAACTCCTGTTTGGAGCAAGGTGGCTCGACGACATTGTAGACAATAACGCTCGTAGAGAGTTAGAAAATAGAAATTAAAAGCCCAGCCGCCGGGCTATAGGCGGCAAGGAAATATATATGAATCAATTAAACAGTTTGATTATTGAAGGTACTGCTGAAAATTTCAAAAGCAATAAAAAATGTGCTGAATTTCAGATTTCAGTCAAAAGATTTTACCGTAATGCTAACGGTGAAAATGTAGAAGAAACAAGCGTTTTCGACTGTGAGGCTTGGGGTAATTTGAAAGATTGTCTTGTAAGAGTTTTTGACAAAAAATCTGAAAGGTCTGTTAGAGTTGTAGGGCGGTTAAAACAGAACCGTTGGAAAGATGAAACAGGTAACTATCAGTCAAAAACTGTCGTTATATGTGAACACATAGAATTCAAACTAACAAAATAAAACAGCCCACCTGCCGGGTAATAGGCAGGAAGGAAATACATATATGAACGAAGTAAAATTTGCAGATATTGAAAAGCCTAGTTTTGATTTGAAAGGCTATTCAAAAGCGTTAAGAGCAATTTCAATCGCTGTTGCAGGAAAATTAAATATTCTTGCTTATGGTGCACCGGGGTGCGGTAAAACAATGTTGATTCAAAGTCTTATTCCGTATCTTACACCTTGTCTGACTGTTGAAGAACTTGAATCTGTAAAAAGGTTGTATGCACTTGCAGGAATGGAATATAACACGAATAATGCACCATTCCGTATACCACACCAGACAGCAAGTCTTGAAGGAATGTGTGGCGGTGGTCCGAATCTAAGACCTGGAGAAATTTCCCTTGCACATAACGGAACTTTATTCCTTGATGAAGCAGCAGAGTTTAGAACTTCTGTCTTGCAGATGTTACGAGTTCCGCTTGAATCTCGTTCAATTACATTGAGCAGAGCAGGACGGTCAACAATCTTTCCTGCAAACTTTCAGCTTGCAATGGCAGTAAATCCTTGTCCTTGTGGAAATTATGGAGAAATGAAAAATATCTGTCTTTGTTCTGTAAAGAGTGTTGAAATGTACTGGAAAAAGTTTTCAGCACCATTGCTTAACCGTATTCAAATTAAAATCCACATTGAAAAAGATGAAAGCGAAACTGAATCTGTTTCACTTGAAGAATTAAGGGAACAGATTGCAAACGCTTATCGTATTCAGAGAGAAGTTGGAAAGTTCAACCGTGATTTAGCCTTTTCTGGCGATAGAAGAAAATCCAATGTTGAAAAAGTTGCTTTGACTATTGCAAATATGGATAATCGTGAATTCGTCGAACAATGCGATATTAACGAAGCAGAAGAACTTGTGAATAATCCTTTTTATCTATAACAAAACACCCAGCGGTCGGGTTATAGGCCGCAAGGAAATAAAATGAAAACTGTAAATCAGTTGGTCGCAGAAATTAAAGAAAACGGGCAGGATTTTGAGTGGTATCCGACCACTCAGGAAATCGTTAACCGCCTTGCAGGGCATATTTTCAAAAAACGGACATACGGACGCGGAGAATACGAATGTGACTATTCTTCAGTGCTAGACATCGGCTGTGGCAACGGCTCGTTCTTTGAGAAGCTGGACCGGACTGAACCGCAGAAATTCAATGAAACGAGTGACTACGGAAAAATGCTCCGCACAAGATACGGAATTGAAAAGTCATTTGAGCTTTGCGAAAGGCTTCCTGGTGATGTTGTGATTATCGGAAGCGATTTCCATGAGCAGACGCTCATAGACAAAAAGGTTGACCTTATATTCTGTAATCCGCCTTATTCGGAATTTGAGCTGTGGACTAAGCAGATTATCATGCAGGGAAACTGCAAGGCAATCGCACTTGTGATTCCATGCCGCTGGCGAATGCATCCGGAAATAACCTATGCACTCAAAAAACGCGGAATGAAAGCTGAGTCACTCGGTACATTCGATTTTCTTAACGCTGACAGGCGGGCGAGGGCAAAGGTTGATTTGCTCTTTATAACGGCTGACGATGCGGAATTTGATGGTCGCCGCTATCGGAAAGAAGCAAACGACCCGTTTGATGTATGGTTTGACGAGACATTCAAAATCTCTGCAGAAAAAGAAAAAGTCTACGAATGGGAGCGAAACGAGGCAAAGCGGCAGGAACTTGTGGCGCACGGTGATACTGCTGAAATGCTCGTTCAGTTCTATAACGCAGACATGGAAAAACTCTATTCCAACTACCGGCAGCTTGAGACTCTGGACGCTGACATCTTCAAGGAGCTGAAAGTTGATGTGAAGAACCTGAAAGCAGGGCTTAAAGAGCGGATAAGCGGGCTGAAACATCTTTATTGGGATGAACTTTTCAAGAAATACGACAAAATCACGCAGAGACTTACAAGTAAGGGGCGGCGGAAAGTCATAGAGCGACTTCAAGACAACACGGCGATAGACTTCACTCTGAACAATATTTTCCAACTTACGCTATGGCTTATCCGCAACAGCAACACGATGTTTGATGAGCAGATAACGGATTACTTCTACAGTCTTTGCAACGGTGAGACAATTCACCGCTACAAGAGCAATCTTCGGTGGAATGATGACGACTGGCGTTATATAAAAGACGGTTTCAACGATTTCCATTCTCGGTGCGAGAGGGATGAGCATAGAAAGAAGCTGAAAAACATCATGCTCGATTACCGCATCGTAGTGCAGGCATGGAGCAACTTCCGTGATTCCTGGAGTCGTGAAGGAATGAGTGACGACTGCTATGACTTCCTTGAAGATACCTACATTATAGCAGAGAACCTAGGCTTTTCCGTGGAGCGCATCCTTCCGAAAGACAAGCACGAAATCTGTGTCGAGGACTGGCGTAACTTTGATGTTCAACTTACGGACGGCTCATTGTTCGCCAATATCAAGCTCTATAAGAACGGAAACCGCCATGTGAAGTTCTGCAAGGAATTCATGCAGAAACTGAATGTGGAGATGGCTCGCATAAACGGCTGGGTCCAGAACAAGTCAGAAGCAATAAAGGAAATGGATATTCCGGCAGATGTTATCAATTCAGTCTGGAAAACAAATCTGCAAATTGGAATTGAAAGTGGAAAGAAACTTCTAGGGTTGCCGGAAGCATAAAAATAAAAGTGGTCGGTTTTGATCACTTTACAGGGGGAACAAAATGACAGATGAAGATTTTTTGGAACTTATCGCTGATGAGTTTAAGGTTTGTATAACAAAGGAAGAAATACCGACATACAAGAAGGCAATTCTTAATTGTGCGAAAGTGCTAAAAGACGAGAACAAAAAAAACAGGAAACTTATTAAAAAGATGTTATACGAATATCTGCGATTATGTGTGATTAAGAAAGAAACTATTGCAGAAGCAAAACAGTTCTTAAAGGAGTAGAAAATGCTGATATTTCCATTAAAGAAACAATGGTACGAAAAAATTAAAAGCGGCGAAAAGACGATTGAATATCGGGAAGCTAAACCGTATTGGAAGCAAAGGCTTTCAAACACTTTTGGGTATTATAAAGGTACATATCTTCCCGGTCATAATCCGTTTGAAAAAGGATTTGGCGTTTGTATTGAAGCTGGTGTTTGCCCTGTTTTATGCTCATGTATTTTGAGACTCGGCTATACGAACAAATACATGACCGCCAACATCACGAAGATTGAAATACTTAACGGCAAAGATACAGACCTAGCAATAGATAAGCCTGTCTATGCAATCCATTTAAGCGATATTAAGGAGATTAAATAAATGAGAAATTTTACACCAGAAGAAAAAGAACTGATTATCAATACTCCGATAACAATAGGGTGCTTTGAAAAGTGGAATGATTATCATTATGAACAGGTAAGACTTGAAAACTTTCCTCATCCAGCCTTAAAAGGAAAAACTTGTACTGCAATTTTTTATCCTACTACGATCATGGAAAGTCATATTAACTGTTGTGAAGAAGTTAGAACAAAATATCTTGAAACAAAAAATGAACATTATTTTGACATTCTTATTCACCTGCTTCCAAACAGTTACAAGGTTGTGGAGTTATGATAGTAACGGTAAAGTCAAGGGGTAAATATGGACATAAAAGCATATAAACATGAATGGTATCTAAAGAATAAAGAAAGGTGCAAAGAAAATAACAAGAGATACAGGAAAGAACACTTAGAAAAAACAAAAGAGCAGGGGCGGATTTATTACCAGAAGCACCGCGATGATAAGATTGCATACTCAAAAAAATGGAAGAAAGCTCATGCAGATCACGTAGCAGAATACAACAAGGCGTATAAAGAAGCGCACAAAGAATACCTTGCCGCGTATATGCGCGACAGAACAAGGAAGAAGTACGGCTTAAAGCCGTTTCATGTAAGGAAATATTTAGAGGAGCATTCGAAAAATGATAAAGAGGTACGGGGACCTTCAAGGGGAAGAAAATTATGAAGACTCAGAAGGTATGTGACCAGTTACAAAGTTTTGCACATTCAGGACACGCTCAAGACGAAGTTTTACTGTATGTCGATGGACGTTACATACACATCAAAGATGTGGTTCTTGAATACTGTCACGAAATAATAAACGGCAAGATGTGCCATGTGCACAAGGTTTTAATTAGAAGTGAATAGGTGGAAAGCTATGATTTTAAATGACTGTTTAAACATAGTAAAAGAGAGAACAGTAATAAATAAAACTGGCCTTTCAGATAAGTATTTACTGTTTCTGTGCATGATTCTCACGAAGGATGAAGATGAATTTTCTTACTGTTACAACCTGCTGACAGGTGTAAATCCAAGACAGACTACAAAATTTGCAAAAGCAATATGCCGTGACATGTCGCAGTTTACTTATAGAAGGATAAATAAAAAGAAAGAGGGGAAATAAATGGAAGCAGGATTAATTGGGTGGGTATTGCTTCATGTGATGTTTGTAATAGTTTTGGTTGCAGTAGTGGCAGCTGCAATATATATAGCATGGTATGAAAAGAAGGAGAACCAATGACAGTAGTAGTTGAATATAAAGACAGTAAGAAACAAGAAGAAGTCAAAGATGTAATTAACTTCTATCAGGACACTAATCACTTTTGGCTAAAACTTAAAAATGACGGTGCAAGAACATATTTCAGAAGAAATATAGGGCTTGTAAGAATCTACGATAAGGAGATAAAAGAATGAAAGATATTTATAAATGGAAGGAGGTTTGAAATGTTGCATTATGTAAAAGATGGTGATTTTCCACCAGACAGAAAAATTGTTTATGAGCAGAATGGCTATAAAGTATTCTATGACAGTTTTCAAGGTATTTTTATATACGTTGGAAGTAATACAGAAGCGGAAGTAGAATGTTGGAAGGAGATAAAAGAAAATGAGTAAGTACAACGCAAAGACAGAAACCCAACAGAAGTTTGCTGAAAGAATTGAAAAAGACTTGGGATATGTTTGTAATTTTAATTTGTATATCATAACCAGGGGTAGAGGATGGTCTAAGTCCAGTGGTTCAGCATCAGCAAGTATTGGTCTAAGTGATGACAAAGGTAATTTGTGTTAATTTTTTAGTCATTTATCATCCGTTAAAAGAATATCTTGTGAAGAAAAGATATATTTCGATGTGGAAAGAAGGGATTGATATTCATATTGAAATTGAAGATAGGAAGGAATTAGGTGGAGAAAGGCGACATCCAGTAGACATTAGGTGGACAATTTGTAAATAGTTTTGGAGATAAAAGAAAATGATTTAGGAGATTGGGATTTAGAAGATTGGGCTAAAAAGTGTATGTCCTGTATTCATTGTTATAAAAAGAAAAATGACGCTGATTATCTTTATTGCAGACTAAAAAACGGTTGCAAATATGAAACAAAGAAAAAGAAGAATACAAAGATTAAGGAGAGTGAATGGAGAAAAACCGATTAAGAGCAGAAAAACAGGGGAGCAATGAAAAGAAAAGTGGTCATTTGATTACTTTAATGGAAATGTGAAAATGACTGAAAAAGAATTTCATTCTAATTGTATTTCGTTCAGTGATTTATTTTGAGGTGAAAAATGTATTATTTATTTATGATAAAAAAAATTGATTTGGATTTGTATAAAAAAGATTTTGACCGTGTTGCAGAATCAATTCAGCAAGGTAAGACACCAGTTTTCTGTGAAATGAGGTCTGCAAAAACAAATCTTATAGAGAGCATTCCCTATAATTTTTTATGTGGAGTGTTCTTAATTTTTGGCACAATCTTATTGAATAAACTGAACGTCAACGAAGTTATAAAAATTGCGTTGATTCTTATTGTCAATAATTTTTGCGGGGCAGCATCAAACTTTGTATTCATAATCTTAAAACATCATTTGAGAATAAAACTTTGTAAAAGATTGAACATTGAACCGAATGAGCGGAACATAGCGGTTATGGAATCATTGGAGTATCAGAGCGTTTGATTTTGAAAAAGGTACGGAATATTTTTCCATACCTTTTTTTATTTTTTTGGAATATTTTTTTCTGAAAGTGTATAAAATACAGAGTTATGGACATACTTATAATGTAAGGAAAATAAATCAAAAAACAAAGGAGAGATTAAAATGGAAATTGGAACAATACTCATTTCAAAATGGGGTTACGAACAAACGAATGTAGATTTTTATGAAGTGGTAAAAACGACAGAAAAAACAGTTACAATCAGACAAATTGCTTCAAAAGAAGTTGAAAGTGATACTTCAATGAGTGGTTATGTAATACCGGATAAAGGAAATTATATTGGTGAGCCAATTAGAAGAAAAATTCTAAATGCTTTTGGTAAAACTTTTGTAAGTATCAATTCATATAGTTCAGCTGATGTTTGGACTGGAAATAAAGAAAGATTTACAGCATACGCTTAGAAGTCGCAAGACTTCTTTTTTTATTTAACATATTCCCAGTGATAACCACCAGCGGTTTTTCTATTTTTTTTTGCACAGTTTGTAATATTGCCTGGTAAAATTCCAACTGCTTTTGCAGCTTCTGTTGTTGAGTTATAAATTATTTGTGTTTCTTTGCAAATAACTTTTTTTTTGAGTTTATTAGGCATTTTTTCATCAATTATCTTTAATATGTTTTCTAAAGTATATTTTTCTTTTTGTGCTTCATCATAAAAAGACCAGTGATAACCATTTACAGTTTTTAGTTTATAGTTAGCACAAGATCCAATGTATGTAGGGTTTATATTATTTTTGATACCTGCTTCTGTAATGGAGTTATAAATTATTTGTGTTTCAATACATATAACTTTTTTGTTATTTCTGTTTTTGCTTTTTTCTCCTATTTTTTTCTTAATTTTTTGCGAATATTTTTTGTAAAAAATGTATAGACTAATAGATTTATGGCAATAATTATGATGTAAGGGAAATAAAACATTATAGGGAGTGAAAAAAATGAGTAAAGAAGCAGTTGCAAAATTAGAAAATGAATATAAAGAAAACATCTGGAAAGGTTCAGAAAATATGATTGCTTATGCTTGCCACAAAATTTCAGATTGTTATGAAACAGAAAAAGGTTATTTAATCGAGTTTGAAAAACCTTCAATCAAAAAAGATTTCTGCTTTGGTTATGATGATTATTATTCAAGTCAAGAGGACGCTGCCGAAATGGCAGATCACGCAAGAACAAATGAAAGATATTTCATTGAAAAGAACTTAGAAGAAATCAACAGTTTGATTAAAAGCCTTGAAAGCGGCAAGGTTTATGCAAGAAAAAGTTATGATGATTCAGTAAACCTTAGAAGTCTGGTTTTTGAAAAATATCTTAGAGCTTGTGAATCTGAAAGAGAAAAATGCGATGAACTTTCCGGGGCAGATGTTGCAGGACTTATTGAAATGGCACAAAATGAAAGAAGAAAGTTTGAAAAAAGACTTGGAACTTACTTAAAAAGATACGGTTTAAGCAAATTGAATGTTTGGACCTACTATAGAGATTAAGAAAAAGGAAGCCGAAAGGCTTCTTTTTTTGAAAAAGCGGTATGAAGATGTGAACCTTTTTGCCGATGTGGGGAATATGTTGTTTGATTGAAAGAATAAATAAGGGAAAATTAAATATAAAAAAGTAAAAAATTGTCAAAAAAATGTTTCTGCACTATTGACTATTCTTAATAATTACAGTACAGTATAGACATAAAGAACAACAGCCTGGTGCTAGGGCGATATAGCACAAGGATAAGAAAATGATGAAACTTTATAAAGATGTAAAAACAAAGGACCACGATGAGTGGGAAGATAAATGTGATTATAACAAGGGTAATCCATGTTTGATTTGCGGAAGAGCGGTCCAGGAGACTTCAAATATCAAAATGCTTCGACTTGTTCGTAATGGAGATTATATCACTGATAGCGAAGATGATTTTGAAGGTGATATGGGTTGGTTTCCAGTGGGCAACGCCTGTTATAAAAGATTTTTGAAATAAATAAAATACCCAGCGGTCGGGTTATAGACCGCAAGGAGTATGTAATGGTAGATGTAACAGAACAGGCAAAGCAGGCTTATAAGCTTGCAATTATCGGTTATTTGCGTGAGCGTTGCAAGACCGACACTTATCTTGCGGAAGCGTGCAAGAAAGAAAACAAGTCGCTTGACGGTTGTATTAAATACATAACGGAGCAGGCACGAAAAAAGGCAGAAAATAATGTCACTGTTGTTCCGGACGCAGAAGTTTTTGAATGGGCAGTGCATTATATTCTGGAAGATTCACTGAACTGCGAAACAGGTAAAAAATCAGAAGAAAAGACAGCGGAAAAATCTGTTGAAAGCCCAGAAAAAGAAAAGCCGGTTTCTGTAAAGAAGTCAAAAAAGACTATTGCAGAAGAAGCTCAGCTCGGTTTTGACTTCTAAGGGGTTGTTATGACAGTAGAAGAATTAAAACAAAGATACAAAGTTATCGAAACAAAAAGAATTAATGATGATATTGTCAGCGTTGATTTGTACCACGATGAAGAAAAATCAAATTATCTGCATATCAAACTTTTGTTTGCTTATAACAAACTGCATTATACAGGTGATTTTGGGACTTATGTTTTTGGAGAAAATATTAGAAATATTTTCAACTTCTTTAAGGGAGAAAGAATTAACGAAGGATATTGGCAAGAAAAATGTGAAGCCGCAAGTAGTCCAATAATCCCGGATGAAGTAGACCTGGAAAAAGTTGAAGCAGCAGTACGGGATTATCTTAAAGAAAATGAAATAGAAATCACTAACGATATTGAAGAAGAAATATCCCTCAGTTTCTATTATATGGATTCAAATGCCTATAGAGCGTATGACAAAATTGAGGAGCTTCTTAGTAGTTTGGATTTGTTTTATGATAGTGAAATGGTCGGGGATATTATAAGAGCCGGATGTTTTTATCACGGAGGATTTATTTATGCCTGTGAAGTTATTCAGTGGGTATCAAATAATCTTGATGAATGGCTTGGAGAAAACAAAAATGGAAGAAGTGTTTGATATATCATTTTTGCAAAGACAAAATAACCGTGCCTGTGAGTTTCCTGTAATTGCGGGGCGACAGTTGGAAGATATTGTCCGTGAGAAAATGGGAACGGAAAACTTTCACGCTAATTTGTCTTATTTTTCCTGGCTTGATTACGATAGTAAAATTGGAATTATTGAAGAAGTTTACGGAGCAAAATGGAACAAAAAAGGATTTACAGTTCAAAAAATTTTTGTAATTCCAGCGGATAAAAAATACTGTCCGCTGTCAAAAAACTGCTACTATGAAATAGGCGGATGTGGTGCTGGCTTTCATTCTTACGGTTACGACGGCAAGAACGCGAGGTATTACGGCTATATGGATGGCTTTGACTTTTCGACCATCAAAACAGAAAGAGTTTCCAGAGAACAACTTTTTGACCTTGACCGCATTTTGTGGCTTGACAGTTCTTTGGAGTATTGTGCGTATAAGTCCGGCGGCGGTATTTATGCGATTGACTACATAGGACTTTACAGAAAATATCCGATTTGTGAAATGCTTATGAAGTTAGGCATAAAAAGAATGTGGAGCGAAAAGGCTTTGGATTTTATCACGAAAAACAAAGACTTTCAGAAGTGGCTTTTCAAAAATGCTGACAAAGTTTCTGATATGGCTTTTCAGACTGCAAAAAACGCTTTCAAGAAAAATGCAAGCGGAGATCCACAAGATTATTTAAGTTCTTTGAAATATCGTATTCAGTGCGGAAAAGATGTGCGGTTTACGAATGAAGCAGTTTACAAAAAGGCTTTGAAGTATGCGACACAAGAAAAACTTTCTGACTACATCAAAGATAATAATATCGCTAGTGAATCTTATGGGGATTATTTGACCGCCTGCGACTGGCTTCATCTTGATTTTGCAGATACAAAAGTTCTTTTTCCGAAAGACTTCAAAACAATGCACGATGATTACACTGCTCAATATGCAGAGTACAATCGGCAGCAAGAAGAAAAGAAATACGCTGAATTGACTGAAAAAATGAAACAACAGGCTGAAAAGTTCGCTTTTCTTTCCAGTTTCAAAGACAGTTCTTATTGTGTAATAGTTGCAAAATCAAAGTTTGACCTTATCAATGAGGGTGAAAAACTTCATCATTGTGTAGGTCGTATGGATTATGACAAGCGGCAGGCAGAGGGTAAAAGTATTATCTGTTTTATACGCAAAAATGATGATATTGAAACACCTTTTGCAACTGCTGAAATTAAAATCGGAAACAGTCTGGCCGTGCAACAGTGCTATGGTGATAAAGACAGAACTGTGCCGGAAGTGCAGGACTTTGTTTCCGCTTGGTTAAAGTATTCAAATAAGCAGTATAAGAAGCTGCAAGGAGCGTAAAAATGAAATTTGTATTTGATAAAGAAACACTTGTTAATGAAATAACTGTTGCACAAAAAATTATTGCAACAAAAAATGCTGCGACAGTATTTTCAAGTGTATATTTGGAAGCAGGGGATAATGTTCTTATTATTAAAGCCGCTGGTTTAAGCGGAACTTTTCAGACAAAAATTCCTGTAGAGACTGTAGAAAAAGGTTCTGCGATGGTTTTTTGCGATAAACTTATGAGTATTTTGGCTTCTATTCCAGACGGTGAAGCAGAATTTTCATTGCAAGAAAAAGACGCTGTTGTAAAATCATTAATGGTAAAGCTAAAGTACAAACTTAAATGTATGTCAACGGATAAATACCCGGATTTTGTATCTGTAGATGAAAAATCTTTTTTTTCTGTTCCAGCAAAAGATTTTAAGGAAATGGTTAAAAAAACAAATTTTGCTGTAAGTGTTGATACTGCAAGATATTTTTTAACAGGGGTGTTGTTTGAAAAAAAGGACAATAAACTTGTTCTTGTTGCTACAGACTGTAGAAGACTTTCATTTTCAGCAAAAGAAGTTCCGGGGCTGGTGGATTTTACATCTGTAATTGTTCCGCCGAAAGTTCTTAATATTGTAATTGGAAAACTTTCCGATGAAGGATCAGTTGATATTGCGATTGCAGAAAAAAATATCTTCTTTAAGTATGGCAATTGTATTTTCTCTGCAAACTTAATAGACGGACAGTTTCCGAATTACAACCGTGTTATTCCTGCTTCTCATACAGGCGAGTTTATTGTTTCTAAAAAAGAAATTGACAAGGCTTTGAAGCATATTTCTGTAATGACTGATAAAGCATCAAAAATACTACTTGGTGTTGTTGGTTCTGGTGTATGCTCTGTAAGTTCTGTATCTGGAGATTTTGGGGAAGCAAAAGAAGAAATTGGCTGCCAGTATACAGGTGAGGAATTTACATTTGCGATAAATTGCAAATATCTTGCAGACTTCTTGAAAGTAGCACTGGACGAAGATATAACCTTTGAGTTTACAGATGAACTTAAAGCGGTTGTTCTTAAACAGAAATCATCAGAAGATGATATTTATATCATTATGCCAATGCAGAAATAAATGTTAAGTGGGGATGTTTCATCACCAGTTTTAGTGACGGTGGTGTCGTCCCCGTTTTTGCCGTCGTATCTAACAATCACCCGGCTTTATGCCAGGTGTAAATTGCAGTTTGTTTTGAATAGAAGGAATAAAAATGAAAACAGAATTAAAACGTAGGCTTTTCGATAATGCGAAAAGTCTTTGTGATTTTGTAAATGAATACAAGATTACAAAAGAAAATATCCAGTCAATTGTCGAATTTGCGGAAGCCTTCGCCCTTTTTTATTGGGAGATAACAGAATGAAAGTTGAAAAACTGATTGAAGAAATGGATCTTGATGATAAAAGAGGATAATCAAGATATAATTCGTTTTTGTGGGGTTGTATGGAAAAAGTATCGCTTGTCTTGAAACGAATAGAAAAACTTTCTTTTGAGCCGCCTGCTCCTGGAACAGATGAACGGTTTGCGTTGCTGAATGTACTTAACCTTTGTCGTGCAAAACATGGTGATTATGTAAGAGTAACATTCCAGCCGCCTTATAAAAAGCGTTCTACTGGGGACTTGTCGCAAAATCATAAATTAAACGGAATGATTATGCAGATTTGCAAGGAAACTGGCAGCAGTTACGACGCCGTAAAAAATAAAATAAAGATGATTGCCGTTGAAACAATGGGCTATCCTTATGAAGATTTCCAGGGCGTTATAACACCGAAAGGCGAACGTGATTGCAATACGGAAGAGTGCGCAATGCTCATAGAAGCAGCATATATGCTTGGGGCAGACCTTGGAATCGTATTCAAAGAAGTTGATTGACTTTTTATAAAATATACTGTACATTATGAGGGGTACGAAATGAAGAAGAAAGTTATTTATGTTTCCGGGAAAATAACCGGAACAAGCGATTATGCCGACCGTTTTTCAGCAGTAGAGGACAGGCTGATTGCGGAAGGCTACGAGGTTCTGAATCCTGTACGGACAGGAAAATGGCTTGAGCGTTATCTTGAGCCGGAAAAACCGACTTGGGTTCAGTATATGAAGTATGCCATTGCAGCAATGATGAAAGCTGACTATATCTATATGATGAGCGGATGGAAGCAGAGCAAGGGCGCACGGCTGGAACGTTTTCTGGCACGTGTTCTGAACTACAACATTATCTACGAGGAAAAATGAGCAGCAGGACAGGAAAATTATCAAAAAGGACGTATGAATTCAATCGTGTAAGAACTGCACGTATAATTTTGGAATTGTACGGAACAATTCAAGCGCAACCGCTCCTCAAAAGAATCGGCTTTGCGCTTCGTGTTGTTTTCAAAAGGCTTCCGAAAGAAAAATGACGGAAGAACAGAAAGAACAGCGCAGACAGGCTTTGACACGTTCCGGCGGACTATGCCCTGTCTGCGGTGGTTCGCTTAATCAGTACGGAACGCCGCAGTATGCGCATAAAATAGCGAATACAGAACCGAACCGCCGGAAATACGGTTCTTTCTTTATTGACCACTGGATGAACGGCGATTATGTTTGTTCTTTGGGCTGTAATTCGTCCTGCAACATCGGCAACAATCCGGGAAAGGTTCTGGGGCTTCTTGCAGATATTTTGCTTTATGAAATGAGGAAATTTTGAAAGGTGATGATAAAATGAAAAAAAAGGAAACTAAATCTGAATACTACGCACGTACAACTAAGGCTTTTAAGTTGCAGTTTAGAAAAGAAGCTGACGCTGATGTAATTGAAAAATTAAATAGCGTATCAGCAAAAACAGATTACGTGCGTAAACTTATTAGAAAAGATATTGAAGAATCAAAAAAACAATGATGTTAAAAGCGGCTTTTTGGTCGCTTTTTTTATTTGCCCGATTTTGCGTAAAAAAACAATAAAAAAAGATAAAAATTTGCATAAAAATTAAAAAAACTGTTGACATAAATAAATATATACAGTACATTATAAACATAAAGAACAACAGCCCAGTGCCAGGGCGATATAGCACAAGGATAAGAAAATGATGAAACTTTATAAAGATGTAAAAACAAAGGACCACGATGAGAGGGAAGATAAATGTGATTATAACAAGGGTAATCCATGTTTGATTTGCGGAAGAGCGGTCCAGGAGACTTCAAATATCAAAATGCTTCGACTTGTTCGTAATGGAGCTTATATCACTGATAGCGAAGATGATTTTGAAGGTGATATGGGTTGGTTTCCAGTGGGCAACGCCTGTTATAAAAGATTTTTGAAATAAATAAAATACCCAGCGGTCGGGTTATAGACCGCAAAAAAATAAGATAGTTCGGACATAATGCGGACACATTATAGCCGAACTATATTAAACTATCTCTGTATTAGTATGCCTTGATAGTCAAAGGATATAGAAGAAGAGGGTGTGTTATGAATGAATTATACCTGTCAAAAGGGTATTACAACTTATGTATGGCAATACTCAAGCAGGCAAAAAAGGATGCAAAATCAAAAAAAAATAAATATGAAGTGGATTGTTTTTTTTAACAATTCGTATGTATTTGATTTATGCAAGGATTATATTGAATTGTACAGGAATAAAGAAGTTAAACTATACAAGTTAAAAAAAGAATATTTAAGGGGTTAATTATGTTGGTAAAAAAAATAGTAAAAGGTAAGAGAATTATTTACAGAAAAGCAGGTTTTTTGGATTGGTTTCAAAAAAATGAAGATGAAATCTGTGTTGTTTTCGGGGCAGTAACAGTAATTGCTTGTGCTGTTTTGTCTTTGTTCTGGGGGTAGGTATGACTGTTTTTTGTGCTCCAGAGGGATTAAAAAACTTTGAAGATACAAATAGTATTATTCCGTTTGGAACTTTATATAGTTATGTAAAAAAAGAGGGGATAGAATAGGTTAACAGAAAAAAGTAAAAAAAAGAAGGAAGGGATAATGGAAATAACAAATATCAATGAATTTGTAAGTGATTTTATTTTTCAGCTTAAAAACAATTATTCAGAAGAAAATATAAAAAATACTTTGTACATAATGCTATACAAAAAATCTGAAAATAATTGTACTGATTTAGTTGTGCAATGTGACAATGACAATCTTATTAGAAAATTTGTAGTGTGCAAGAAAATCGAAGGGTTAAGTGAAAGGTCAATAAAAGTATACGTTTATAATCTGGGGCATTTTTACAAATTCATTCAGAAGGATTTTTTACAGATTACAACGGATGATGTGCGGTATTATCTAGCAGTGAATATTCAAAAAAAAGTGTCAGAAAAAACTATATTACATCGAAAACGCACCTTATCAACCTTTTATAGTTTTCTTGAGCAGGAGGGATTGGTTGTGAAAAATCCTGTTACTGCTATTAAAACAATAAAAACTAAAAAGCAGGTTAAAGAGCCTGTGGAAGATTTGGATATTGAGAAAATCCGGGATTATTCAATGCCTACAAGAAACAGGGCGATTTTTGAAATGTTGCTGTCTACAGGAATGAGGATCAGTGAATTATGCAGCTTGAACACAGATGATATTGATTTTAAAAATAGTCAGTGTATCGTATTGGGAAAGGGCAATAAAGAACGGGTTTGTTTCTTAAATGCCCGTGCTGTTTATTGGATTCAAAAATATCTTGCTGAAAGAACAGATAAAGACAAGGCTTTGTTTGTATCTGAATTAAAACCGCATAACAGAATTGAAATCTCTTGCGTAGAAATATTTTTGAGAAAAATTGGCCGGGATTTAGGCATAAACCTTCATCCGCATAAGTTACGAAGGACTGTTGCGACGGAAGCAATAACAAGGGGTATGCCTATTGAGCAGGTACAGATAATGCTCGGACATAATTCAATAAGCACAACAACAGAATATGCAATAACGAAAGTTAAGGATGTGAAATATAATCATTCAAGATTGTTGCAGTAGTTTATTGACATAAAAAAGTAAAATGATTCTATTGATTATAGAGAAATTTTTATGACAAAATCCCTGTAAGGTGAAAGTCTGATTCAATCAGTGCGTTACGAAAGTAACCTAGCCTAACAGGGATTTTTTTTATTCAAATTCAACTGTTTCTTTTATTTCCATATCTGATAATTTCAAAGTAATTTCAAACCTATCTTTGAAAAGCAATATTTCTTTTATGAATGTATGAGTAAGCTCAAAGCGGAAAGTTTCATCCTGCATATTGCCGGAGCAGTATTTTTTCAAGAACTTTTCAATTTCCGGGGCGGTCAAGTTTTTGCTTTCTGATTTTTTTTCTGTTGCAATTTTTACCTGTAAATCACTTTCAAGATGTTCAAGTTCTTGCAGTCTGTCTTTGGTTGTCGGTGTTATAATTCCCTGTTCTATTGCTGCAATTATGTTGTTTTTTGACTTCTGCACATTTTTCAATTCTGTTTGAAGTTCTTTCAGTTTATCCAGAGAATTATCTTCTTGAAGTGAGCAGGCTTTTTCTGCAAGTGTCTTAATCGTTTTTCTGTCCAGTATTTTGTTTTTGATTGCTTCGATAACTGCATTTTCTACAATTTCCATTTTGCGAGTAGGATTGTTGCAGTTTTTGTGTTCTTTTCTGTTCAGACAGTAAAGACGGAAAAAAGCAGGTTCTCCGTTTTTGTATGAGTGTGAAACAATGACGTGTCCGCCACATTCACCACAATTTATTAAGCCGGATAAAGCGTATTTTCTTTTTCCTTTTCCAGCGTTTGGACTTCTTTTATTTGCAAGTCTTTTTTCTTTTGCTTTTTCGTAAGTTTCACGTGAAACTATGGCTTCGTGATTATCTTCATAAACGAATGTTTCACCGTCGTATGTGTTGTAGATGTATTTTCCAGTGTAGACTTCATTTTGCAATATTAGTTTTAATCCACTCATTGAAAGTTTAATTCCGTATCTTTCCCTTGCTTTTTTGATGATGTTTGCATAAGAAATTCCGTCAATATAACTTTGAAAAGCGAATTGAACTACTGGAGCTTTTACTTCATCTATAACAAGCGATCCGTCAATTCTTTTGTAGCCGACTGGGGTAACTCCACCGTTTGACTTTTTCTTTAGTGCGTTTTCGTATTTTCCACGCTTGGTGTTTTCTGACAGGTTTACTGAATAATATTCAGCAAGGTTTTCCAAAAATCCTTCAATGAGTACCGCTGTTGAATCGTTTGGTATTTGTTCTGCGGCATATTCTATTTGTACTTTGTTTTTCTTTAATCTTGTTTTATGAATTGCACTGTCATAACGGTTTCTGGCAAATCTATCGGTTTTGTAAACAAGCAATACATCAAACATACCTTTGTCGCTGTCATTCAACATCTGTCTGAAAGCAGGTCTGTTGTCATTTTTCCCGGTCATAGCACGGTCAATATATTGATTTGTAATTTTATAACCTTTTTTCTTTGCGTATTCAGTGCAAATACGGATTTGCCCTTCAATACTTTCCTCACGCTGATTAGAACTGCTGTAGCGTGCGTATATTACGGCTGTATTGCCGTTCATAAAATCACGTCCTTTCTTTTGTATTGACTAAAATTGTTTTATCACTATAATACGATTAGCTGTTTAGCTGACGGTTAGATGTTCTTCTGGTGTTGAACGTTCCATTAGAACACCGGGAGAACAATTTTTATGAAACCTTATATTTACAAGGTTACTGATAAAGTAACTGGCGAATTTTACATCGGCAGTCAGTGCCGTGGTAAAGTAATAGGTAAAAATTATTTCACATCTTCAAAAAATAAAATATTCAAAAATAAGTTCAAGTCAAATCCTGCTCAATTTGAAATTAAAATTATTGGCACTTTTACTAATCCAGAGTCTTGTGTTTTGCAAGAAAATATTTTCATCAAGTTTTATATCAAAAATCCTTTATGCTTAAATAAAAACTATGTTATCGGCAAGGAACACCAATTTTGTATGAGTGGATGTACTGGTGAAAAAAATCCCTTTTATGGCAAGCAACATAGTAAAGAAACTAAATACAAAATTTCAGAAGCTAATAAAGGTCGATTGTCTGCAAGAAAAGGTTGCCATTTATCAGACGAAACAAGAAAAAAATTATCAGAATTGAAAAAGGGTAATACACCTTGGAATAAGGGAAAACATTTTTCTGCTGATATAAGAAAAAAGATTTCAGAATCAAATAAAGGACATATTTCATTTAATAAAGGCAAACATTTATCAGACGAAACTAAAATGAAACTTTCTATATCTCATATAGGGGTTTCTCCGTCAGACGAAACAAGAAAAAAATTATCTGAATCACATAAAGGTAAAAATAATTTTTTCTATGGTAAACATCATACAGAAGAAACAAAACAAAAACTGTCTGAATTACATAAAGGTAATACACCTTGGAATAAGGGAAAATCGCAGTATTTCAACAGAAGAAAAATAATTTGTATAGAAACACAAATTGTTTATAGTTCTGCTAAAGAAGCCGGTATTTCTAATAATATTGCTCCTAGTAATATTACTATGTGTGCACAGCATAAATACAAACAGGCAGGTGGTTTTCATTGGGAATATGCTGATTCACATATTCCAACTCCTTAATAATTTTACGACAGCCGTTTGAGCGGCCTTGTCTGCATTTCTGTATAATTCTATGAGGTATTTTTCACTGTCTGTTATTTCATCGGTGAGCGGTTCAGTGTTTCCGAATAACTGACTTACAGAGCGTATTCCGTACAGTTCGCAAAGTTCCAGAAGAACATCAGCGTCCGGCTTCCGTTTTCCACTTTCCCAGTAGGATATTGCTGACGGTGTGATATTTAAGGCTGCACAGACTTGTTTTCTTGACATCTTTTTTTGTTCCCGGAAATATCGTAAGCGTTCCGGTAGTCTGTCAATGTTTTCCAATAAAAATCAGTCCTTTCTTGAAGTTTTTAACAATCTTTCAATTTTAATTATATGTTTAATTGCCATTTTGTCAACTTTTTATATAAATATTGTAATTGAGTTTAACTTTGTGTTAATTTCTTTGTGGAGGTGATTGGTTTGCATAAAGGAATTGCGTCAGCGTCCGTTCGATACGCTTTGAAAAAAACAGGAATGAGTATAAAGGAACTTTCAAGGCGTACAGGCGTAAATTATCACACTGCAAGAAACGGCATATTGGGAAAGACATCTATGCAGTCCGACCATTTTCTCCGTTATGCAGAAGTTTTAAACATAGATTTGCAGCAGGGGGTGTACTTTGGAGCGTTTGGCAAAAATAATACTGAAACTTGCTAAAGAATATTATAATTTTTGAAAAAATGTAAAAAAATGCAAAAAATATATTGACATAAAAACAAAATTACAGTACTGTATAGACATAAAGAACAGCAGCCCAGCACCGGGGCGATACGGTAGCAAGGAAAAGAAAAATGAGTACACGCTCAAACATTTTTGTTGATTTTATTGGTGAGAGAAAACAGTTTTATCACCATTGGGACGGATACGTTGAAGGTGTAGGAAAAGATTTGCTTGTTCGTATGAAAATGGCCATTGCAAGAGCAAGAAAAGCGATTCCTTATTCACTAAAAGATGATACTTTTGGTCTTAGAACAGAAAGAGCCTATAAAGAGTTTCTTAATCTTCTGGAAGAAGAAGGTTCTTATGAATCGGAAGAAATTGGACTTCACGGAGATATTGAATATTTATACTACGTGAAGTTTGTTCCTGGAGAAAAAGACACTGTTTCATATACGAAAATAAATTGGCAGAAACTTGAAGATAAAAATTATTTTCAAAATCTTGAAACTGCTGAATGTGGAGTACATCGAATTTGTTTAAGCATTAAACAGGATTAAAAAACAGCCCAGCGGTCGGGATATAGACCGCAAGGAAGATATATGATAACTAAGGCAGAAAGAAAAGAAGTTTGGATTGACCAGATTAAAACAGCCATTTTTGCAGCAGGTAACGCTGTTAAATATAATCCAGAGGATAACGGAACTTGTAATTTTGATTCCGTTATGGTTAAAAAAGAAAAAGGTTTCACATACGATGAAATAATCGCAATGTTCAAAGAGTGCGGACTTTATGCTTATAAAGGAAGCGGCTGGAATAAGGGATGGATAGTTATTCCTGGTAATTGCGGACAGGCTAATGCTCGTACTCGTTGGGCAGAAGCTTTTAAAAAATCTCTTGAAAGACAGGGATTTGAAACATCGATGTATTATCAATGTGATTAAAAATAAAGCCCAGCCACCGGGCAATGGGTGGCAAGGAGTATGTAATGCCAAAGAAAATAAATCTGACAGATATGCAGGAACATCTGTTTGAAATGGCTGAAAGGTTGCTTGATGATGAAGTCTGTTCTGACACAGAAAAACTTCAAGCAGAAATTAACAAGGCAAATGCACTTGTAGGAATTGCGGGGCAGGTTATCCAGATTAAAGATGTTGAAAATAAAACAAAGGAAGTCAACATCAAGGCAATGCAGATCGCTCATGACTGCGGTTTATTGTATGAGCCGGAAGGGATGAACTTTAAGCAACTTCCCAGTAATAAAAAAAGCGATATTAAAATCGGGCCTTACGGGGAATACGAAGATTGATGCTATCCGGCAGGAATATCGGTTTGGTGTTCCTGCTGGAGAAGTGGAGAAATGTGCCGCAAAAATTGAGGAGCTTATATGGCAAGAAAAATGGAGTTAGATGATTTACAAACTTTGGATGATGTTTCTTGTGAATTGATTGGAATTGCTGAATTACTGGATTTTAGTAGCATAGAAAATCTAACTGAAAGCGGATGTAGTGGAATAGTAAATATATTGCTATCTTGCGGACAAAAAATTGAAAATATCGTTAAAAAATGCTGTAATACGCACGAGGATTGAAAAAATCGGGGGTGTTTTGCAAAAAACGTATTTCTATATGTCCGGGGCAGTTTTAACGCTTTAGAAACGATATTTGTAAACATCGTTGATGTTTTACATATATGGGCGGTCGTTGACCGTTCGTCCTAAAAAGGACACTATTTCGAAGCTCATCGTAAACGAGCAATGAAAGGATAAACAGTGCGAAACAGCAAGCCAGCAAACTTTTCAGTTTTATGTTGACATTTGAAAGATTTGTATGTACAGTTAAGCAACTGCGTTGCAGGAAAAAAGTAAGACTAGGAAATATGACCACTTTCCCAGTCTTATTTTGAGACTAAAAAGCCTTGTGCTTTAACCGTGTGGTCAAGCGGAGCAATTATTTGTTCCGTTACGGTTGGAGTACAAGGCTTTTTTCTTTTTTAGGCGGTTTATATGACTGTAAAGGAATTGGCAAGTTTCACAGGAAAAACAGAAAGAACTGTTCAAATGTGGGTAAAAAAGACTGGCGAAAAAAATTTCGTCAGTTGGCGAAAAATTTTCGTCTGCGGGGCACGGGAAAGTTGTTGATTATTCAGTTGATGAAGTCGAGCAGATATTGCTTAATTCATCAATGAGCAAAGACGCTGTTTCTATTCTTATGCAAAATGCAAGGCAGAATAAAAAACAGACTTCTACACTCACTGACAGAGATGTGGAATTGATAAGCAGCATTGTTTCTTTGACTGTTGCAAAAACTATTGAACAGTTCGACAACAGAATGAAAAAGATTGAAAATCGCATTGAAGAAAGACAGGCTCTTCTTCCGGCAAGAAAAAAGGATTCGAGATCACATATTACAGAACTCGTAAGAAATTATGCTTTTAATCACAATATGAATTATAACAATGTATATTCACTGTTATATCGTGAATATGGTTATAGAACTCATTCAAATCCTACAGTTTCTGCGTATAACAGGCACGTTACAACGATTGAATATATTGAGCAGTCTGGAAATATAGAAATTCTTGAAAGTATTGCTATTGAAATGCTTAGATAAAAAATACGCAAATTTTGTTAAAAAATAAGAGGTTTTTATGAAAAAAGACGCAAAAAATAATGAAAAAACGATTACTTTAGATGAAATTCTTCAAAAAATCGAAATAACAAATGAAGATGATATTTTATTCTTTATGAAAGGATTTTTTGATTATTGTCCTTTGGAATCTACAATAAAAGAAAGACCTATAGTCATAGAGAAAGCAGAACTTCCAGATACAAAAGAAACGTGGCAGGAAATTGCTTCAATGCTGGCAAGTCTTATTGTTTTGGATTGTGAAAAAAAGGGGTAAAAAATGCGTATTGTAAATCATCATTCATTCAATACTGCTGTTGCAGAAGATTTTGGAGTTGAAAAGGCAATTATTCTCGAACATTTTGTTTTCTGGGTAAGAAAAAACTATGCTAATCGTAAAAATATTTATAAAGACGGAAAAGCATATACATATAACTCAGCGGAAGCGTTTGCAGAAATATTTACTTATTTCAAAGCCAGGAAGATTGCAGAACTTCTGCGACAAATGGAAGCTGACGGATTGATACAATCAATTCAGATACACGGAACAGACAGAAAAAAGTCTTATACCGTTTCTGATAAAGGCTGGAGTTATTATACTGTACAAGTTTCTGACAGTGGAATGACCGAAACTGAACCAATGGATTGTCAAGATAACGACGCTCCATTGTCGGAAAACTGTATAATGGAAAATACCGAAGTTCGATTTTCTTCTATTACAGATATAAAACAAACAGATATAAACACAGATAAAGTGTCGCCTGTCGGCGGACACGTTCCAAAATCCATTGAACCAAAAGCGATTGAACTTGCTAATTTGATGTATGAGCTTCATAAACAGGTAGATCCAAAACTTAAATCACCGAATATTGAAAAGTGGGCAGCAGACATTGAAAAAATAAACAGGCTGGATGGTCGCTCTTATGAAGATATTGAAAAAGTTATTCGCTGGATTAAAATTCCGGGAAACTTTTGGTTTGCAAATATAATGAGTGGGAATAAATTAAGATTGCAGTTTTCAAGATTATACATTGAAGGCTGTAAGAATATAAAAAAGGGTTATAAGCCTGTTATGCAAAATGATGTGTATAAAGGTAATGGTGAAGATTGGTAGGAGTGATTTGATGTTGGGAAATGTAGAAATTATAGATACACAAAATATGATTGATGTAATTGGTAAATTTCCTGTGAGAAGTCAAGAGGAAATTGATAATTATAAACGTATGGAAGAGCAGGGTAGAATTAATAATTTTCATAAGAATTGCGGTCTTGATTCTGAATTTTTCGGGGCAACGATTGATTATGAAAAATATTCTCTGGAAGTAAAAAAATCACTTAAACAGTTTGTTGAAAAAGTAAAAAATGGTGAAGGTGGGTTTCTTATAATTAATGGCAATGTTGGAACTGGAAAAACATCTGCGGCTGCTGCTGTTATGAATGAATTACTCACAGGCACTTATCTTGATATGTTGGAATTGGACTTAAAACTTGATTCTGTAAGTAGGTTTAATTCTCAGGAAAGTAAAGAGAATTATATGCACAACTTAGCAAGTTGTAGATTGCTTGTTCTTGATGAAGTAGGACGTTTTCCTTATCGTAAACAGGAAGAACAGCCGATTTTGTTTTATTTAATGAACAAACGTTTTCAAAATAAACGTCCGACAATAATTTGTACAAATATGACATCAAAAGAGTTTGCAGATTTTATTGGGCAGGCTTTAATTGATAGAATAAGGTCAAATCGAATTCGTATTGAATTAAACGGATCAAGTTTGAGGTAGTTATGACAAAGTATACTCCAGAAGTTATTGAATATCTTAAAAAAAATAGTGATACACCTTTAAAAATACAAATTGAAGAACTTGAAGAAAAGTTTGGACTGGAGATTACATATTTTGCATTGGCAAATATTAGACAAAAGTATGGAATTAAAAGAAGCCTTGTTTTTTATGATACAGAAGTTTTAGATTGGATTAAAAAAAATGCTGATTTAAAAATAGATAAGCAAGTTGAATTGATAAAAAATCAACTTGGTGTAAATGTATCAAAAAAACAAATTATATCTGCTAGATCGCATTACGAAATCAAAAGCAGTGTTCATTTTAATTCAATTTTTACAAAGGAAATTATCGATTTTATTAAAAAACATAAAAACGATTATGACAATAAAACAATGGCACAAAAAATAAATGAAAAGTTCAATACTTTGTATACTCATGTTCAGATTAAACTTTTCAGACGTAGAAATAACTTGGAATACCGATTGTTTTGTAAAGAAGCTTTGGAATATATGAGAAATCATAATCAAGATAGTTATGAGCAGTTGAAAGATGATGTAAACAGTATTTTTGGGAAAAATTATTCATTGCAACAAATAAAAAGTGCTTGCTATTGGTATAAATTAAGAGGGTATCAAAAAAGGAGAGAAGTAGAATCTTTTTCTAAGCCAGATTTTTCAGAGAGATTAAGAAAAAGTAAAGCGGCAAGAATAGAGATTAAAATAAATGGAAAGTGGATTGCAAAATCAAAATATGTATATGAAAAATTGACTGGTAAGAAAGTTCAAGATGATGAAGTTGTTGTTTTTCTTGACGGTAATTTTAATAATTTTGATTTAGATAATCTTATGTGCGTAAAAAAAAAGGAACTAAGTTTTGTGAATGCATATTTAAATGGGACTTGTCAAAATAATGGAGAATTGACAAAATTCAAATATGATGTAGCAAAATTGAAATTGCAGATATGCGAAAAGCAAAGGCAGTTAAAAGAAAAGGCGGTGAAAAAATGAGCAGCAAAATTGATTTTAAGGTTGATATGCTTAAAGATATTAAAACAGTCTATAAAGAATTAAAGACAGAGCAGGAAAAGAAAATGGGGCTTGTTATGCGTGATTGTCGTAGAGATGTTCCGGCTGCTGTAGCAAAGGCTGTTTCAAAAAGATACAACCTAAAAACTTCTGAAATGAAGCCGCCAGCAGTAAAAGTGAATGTAGATAAAAACGGCAATAAATACAAGTCAAAAAAGGCTGTAGATGTAAGAGTTGACGGTGAAGATTTGGATTCAATGGCTATTGTTTATCGTGGACGCAGATTGACTGTTCAGCGGTTTAATATGAACCCGAAAAAGCCTGTCGGATTTACGGGGCGACCAGGACATAGGAAAAGAGCAAAAAAAGACATTCAAGCGACTGTTTTAAGAGGAAAAAGAAGCAGTGTAAAAATGAATGGGCATAGAACATTTATTGCGAATGTCCGGGGCGTTAATCAAGCAGTACACGCAAAAGAAGGTGATCGAAAAATTGATTTTATTGCAAAAACCTTGTCTGTTCCAATTATGGTTGATAACAAGGATGTAAGAAAAGACATAAACAAGGGAATAAATGAAACTGTTTCTAAAAGCCTTAAAAGACGGTATAAGGATTAAATAAATTACATTGAAAGGTGGTGATTATGAATGTAAAAATTAAACTTTGTGAAAATGGAAAGTTGCCAATGTATGCACATATAGGCGACGCTTGTTGTGATTGTTATGCAGCAGAAGATTTGACTATTGCTTATGGACAGTGGGCAAAAGTTAAACTGGGTTTTTGTTTGGAACTTCCGGAAGGTTATGAAGCACAGATAAGGCCTCGTTCTGGATTATCTTCTAAAGGTATTGTTGCAATACTTGGAACAATAGACAGCAATTATCGTGGTGAAGTGTGTGTAATTATTCAGAATAATAGTTTTGATGATTTTGAAATAAAGTTTGGTGATAGAATATGTCAGATGAAAATTGAAAGAGTTGATCCTATTGTTTTTGAGCAAGTAGAAGAACTATCAAAAACTAATAGAAATGATAAAGGCTTTGGTTCATCTGGTGTTTAACTGTCTACTAATCCATACATCGTCTACTTTTATAGACAATGTGAGAATGAGTGTGTTTTTGATGAAAATTTGCAAAAAAAAACAAGAAAAAAGCATGTTTTTTACTCATTTTTAGTGAATTTTAGTGAAATTTTGCGGTTTTTTGATAAAAAAGGTACTTTCCAAAGGTTAAAATGCTTTGTGGTTGGTGGGC